GTTCCGTCTGCACCCACCTGCCGTCTTCTGTGCCTCGTAGCAGGGTATCCATAACTCGTTTAGTAAACAGATCACCTTGCAGGCTCTGCATCTTCTCCCATAAAGCTTTGATTTCTTTGTCGCTTAGGAATGACAACTGATCTTTGTAGTCCTTACCCCCATTGGTTCGCATCTCAACAGAGAGGAGAATGTCTCGCCACTTGGCAGGATACCCATCTCGCAGGGTAGGAATAAACTCATCGGGGTTACTGCTCATGCGTTCAAGTAATATCTGAACACCTTTGTTCATTTCAACATCTGCCATCTGTATCCTCCTCGTTGTTAGCCCCTGTTAAATTTGCTAGCAATTGCCCTAACATTGTTAGGTTGCTTTCGTTTATTACGACGGCAATTCCACCCTGTTTACGAATGTCTGCCATTTCTTTTTCTTGTAATGCAGTAGGCTTATTGTCGCCTGCCTTGCACTCGATAGCTAAAAATTCTCCTGCGACGCAACAAATAATATCGGGCACACCGCTACGACCATAGCCATGTGTAGCAGGGAAGAAGTAATAAGCGTCGTAAGCCTTAAGTAGCTTGACGCATTTATCTTTTACTTTCTTTTCGGGAGTGAGTGCCATGCCACCATAATACCATGGTGTTGGACTTTGTCAAGGAGAAAATTGGGTGGAGATGTAGATTCTCTGCCACCCTCAGAGTTAACAAGGATTCAGCTAGCCATAAAAGTATCGGGGCAAACTAGCCGAAGACAAAAACATTCGCATCTACAAGGCTACTAGGTTCTATCTGTAATCAAACTGCCCCCTAACATTGTTAGGTCTTGCTGATGTTAGCAATCGCCCTTTCTAAATACCACTTAGCCTTCTGCAAGTCTTCAAGCTTATTGCCTTTCAAATCGGCACGACTTACATACTTCACTACATTACCTAGGTTATACCCTAAGTTCTTAGCCTCGATGAAATCAATTGTTTCAATACCCCCTGCTTTGTAGTGCGGAGGGTGGTTGACCATGTCAGATTTAATGCTCTTGTTGCTCGTATAAGTTGCTATTACTTTTATACCCCTAGTAGTCTTACCTGCGGCAGGCTTAGGCGATAGGGTAGTCATAGGCACTTTAGCCATACCCTCACGCATTTCTTTTCGCACTCGGTAGGCGGTCTGATACACGCTAGCAAGCGGAACTCCTGTTGCTTGCGACACTTCTTTCGCCTTAGCATTGGGGTTCTTTTTGATATAACGAATTACTTTACTGCTCTTGGTGAGTTTCTTTCTCATTTGTTTCTCCGTTTTGTTGAACATAATTAGCTAATACTTCCCTAATCTTTGCACTCTTGTTAGGGTAAGCACTAAAAAAATCTGATACTTCTTTGCTGATGCGGATAGGTAGGTAAACCATTGCAGGCTTTACCCCCTTACCCCTGCCCTTCTTTATTGGTTCAGTCATTTGGTTTATTAGCCTCACGATTTAGTTTGAACAAATAATCTTCCCGATACTCAGTAGGTGGAACAAATCCGTGCTTTCTCCATGTTCTCATTACGTCAGCACCAGCAGTCCACTTAAACCTCGAGTCCTTATCCAAAGCCATAGAGGGTATCCTTTCTTGTTTAGGTAAATCATCTACTATGAATACGTGCCGTTTCTTATTAAACATACTTCCTCCTTAACTAACATTGTTAGGTAACACCAAGAAAGTGGATTCGTTAACACGAAAGCCTACACCATTAATCACTTGGTTATCTTCAACTAATTTAAGTAGCCCTACTGCCCTACGAATAAAGTCGGGCAACTCATCACTCTGTTTTATTTCCAAAGGGTCTTTGCCCTTTTGCACAGAATAGTTTACTCCATCTATGAACACAATAAAAGCGTTGTTGTTTTTCAGCATGCTAGTTAAATGTTGCGTTGCATTATGTTCTGCTACTTGTGCAGGTAATTGCTCGAGCTGTCTCGCAATACTATTTTTATCTACTACGCTATCCATAAAGGCTTGATAATTATTAACGACAAAGTCTCGTGCTTGCGACTCAATTGAACCCCATGTGCCTCGCAGTCGCCACGCTTTCTCGTTATCTACTTGTGATAGCACGTTATCAACATTGCGTCTAGCCTCTGTGATTTTCTCAACCACATTCTTTTTACCGAAGAACTTGTCCACATGCTTAAGTGCTTTGTTAAGGTGAATCGTTTTCATACCACAACCACGTTCACGCATACCTTGAATGCGGTGATTGTCAATCCGAAAGCGATACCCACTACCACAGTAGTCCTTGTCGATTGTGCCTAGCACTTCTCGCTTATCTTTAATGTCAAAGCGGTGAGCAAGATACGTCTTATCGTTTGCCATAGCAGTAGAACTAGTCTCGACAAATGTCCATTGTGGATATTTCAAAGCCAACTGCTCGATCAAGTCTTTGAGAAATGGGTCAATCGTGGACTGCCTCTTGATCCCATCACCAAAGCGGTCATGCTCTTTCAACTCAATGTTTGCATACGTCATTTAATTATCTCCTTACCAATCAAACTTCTTAAGAATGTCGTCGACCTTAGCCTTTACGCTACTACGCACATCAGGGCTTTCCTTGATTGCCTCGATGTCAACCCCTAACATTGTTAGTTCAAGGGAACGGCGGGCATTCTCAAGCAATGGGTCTTTCGTTACGTTTAAGTGGGATAGTAGTCCGCACAACTCCTGAGCATTCGTAATCAGGGTATCGTGATACCTCTTTTTACTCTCGTCATCACCCTCTACATCAGTTAGCTTTTCTGAAATATGGGTAAGGGTCTTGTGCAATTTCTCCCATGGTTCACGCATAGCATCTTTGAGCCTGTCGTTAAACGCTGACTCATACTGCTGACCTAGTTCGTCCATGTCTGCCTTGGGTATGTCGAGACGGAAGTCCCCACCCTCGGGCAATGGAGAGAACACTAAGCGGAATCCAAACTTGTTCCGCAACTCCTCGATACTTGGATAGTCATAAGGGTTGAACAAGTCGCCCATGTGATGTTTAGCCAAGTCGATCAGGTCTGCATAGTTCGCATAGAAGTCCTCGATCATGGTGTTCATGTTCTGCTGATACACATTCATGTTCGCTTTGTAGTCCAAGAACAAGCTTGTGGGTAGTAGCCTAGCACCTTTGTCTGACCAACTCAGAGTAGTCTGATTGTGGTAGAGCCTAGCCTTAGCAGCGTAGTCAGAGATCTTTTTACGCTTGTCCGTCCCTGCCATTAAGTTCTTACGCACTTGTGCCGAATCTTTGCTCGCCGAGTTATTACTAAGCACCGCCTCGGTTGCACCCTTGTCCAACTTGTTGGCAGTCCAAACACTAATGTTTAGTTCTACCAATACTGCACTAGATGAAATACTCATGTTTGCTTCTCCTTGTTAATCTGTTTCAGGTTTACCTGCTAACTTCGCCAATGAATACATGTTGCTACTTAACACCTTCATACTGCACAACTCTCTTTGTTGCGGAAAGATATGGTAGGTATTGCCACCTTTTTCGTGTGATCTGTATACCTCCTTATATACCTCTGCATCTTTCAATAGGTCTAACAATGTTAGGGCTTTGTCAGCGTCCATTACGAACGCTTTGTCATACCCAAATTCAAGAATTACTTTTGCCATAGGATTAGTCCTTAACATGTATTGTTTTACCCACAGGGGCAAACTCTTTGTTGCCTCCAACAATAGTCCATAGAATCGGTGCATTCCACTTATCTCCCCAATTACCAATGTAGCCGTCAGTAAGCATGATGATTGCCTCGGGCTTGATTGCTTTCTCTTCCATGTATTCCATTACGCAAGTAGGATCAGTCCCCCCACCACCCGCAGGTTTGGTTGAATCGATGATGCTATCTACTTGAGTAGATGAATACTCCTCATGCCCCGCAACTCTGCCGTCCCAATAAATCAGATCGACCTTATCGGGGTGAACATCTTTCGCAATCGACTGCACCTCGGATAAAAACTCCGCTAGTTCCTTGTTGCCTACTGAGCCACTCGTATCAATGCCAATCACCAGATGCCCAACTCTTTC